TTTATATGGGCGCAAGGTCCAACTTATGATATTAATATTTTGGAACACGCTTATCGTAGTCTTAAGAAAAAACAACCTTGGCAATTTTACAAAATTAGAGATAGTAGAACTTTAATTTCATTATGGCCTAATTGTCCTAAGGGTCCAACTAGCCATCATGCTTTGGAAGATTGTCAGCGTCAAATAGAACGAGTACAAGCAACAATTAAACATTTGGGGATAAAGGATATAAAATGATTATTGGGATTGTGGGTCTAATAGGAAGTGGAAAAGATACTATAGCAGATTACTTGCAAAATGTTTATGAATTTCGTAGAGAATCATTTGCCAATACACTTAAAGACGCTGTATCTTCTGTATTTGGTTGGGATAGAGAAATGTTAGAAGGACGAACTAAGTCTAGTAGAGAATGGCGAGAAGAAATAGATCCGTGGTGGGCTGAACGTTTAAATTTACCTGATTTAACTCCACGATTAGTCTTACAAAAATGGGGTACAGAAGTAGCACGTAAAAGTTTTCACGATGATATTTGGATCGCCAGTTTAGAGAACAAATTACGTAACACAAAAGATGACATAGTAATTACAGACTGTAGATTTCCTAATGAAATAATGGCAATTAAAAAACAAGGAGGCACGGTGATACGAGTTATTCGTGGCAAAGAGCCTGAGTGGTATGCATTTGCCGAAATAGTTAATAAAGGACCTGATAAAAATATAAAATGGAGTTGGGCTCAAACTCAGTTATCAAAATTCAATATTCATGCGAGTGAAACAGCATGGGCAGGAACTAAGTTTGACTATACTTTAGACAATAATCAAGATGGGTTAGATAATTTATATCGTCAAGTTAGAGATCTGGTTGAAGATCTCCGGGGCGCCAAATAAGGTCAGATTTAGAAACTTCTATAACACAATTTTGACAAATAGTTCGTAGGTTACGAACTGCGCTGTTATTTAAATTTCCATCAATATGATAAACCAATAATTGGGCGGAATACCTACTGCGGAATCCACATTTGTCACATATTGTTTTTTTCTTATAACCCGATAGAGCCCAGTTTGGCTCTGATGGTTTTATCTTTTTACCTCGTTTAAGACAGTGCTCACACATTTTGCGATAATAAATTTTATCTCCACGATAACAATTTATGGCACAAAAACGCTGTTTACAGGTTAAACAAAGTGGTCTATTCATACGATATTTAGTATAAACCTTACATAAGGGATTGTAGATACCATTATTTTTAGGTTATGAACTAAATATTAGTAATTATTAAAAAGGATTTTACAATGGCCACAACATTAGTATCCCCCGGCGTAGAGGTAACTGTAGTTGATCAAAGTCAATACTTACCAGCCGCAACAAATTCAGTTCCGCTAGTAGTAATTGCTACAGCATCAAACAAATTAGCCGGCGACGGTTCTGGCGTAGCGCCAGGCACATTGGCAGTTAACGCTAATAAACTTTATTTGGCAACTAGCCAAAGAGCACTGTCTAATTATTACGGTGTGCCATTTTTCTATAAAACAACTGCTGGTACTCCTATTAATGGATACGAACTAAACGAATACGGATTATTGGCCGCTTATTCAGCTTTAGGCGTAACAAATCAATGTTATGTTTTACGCGCCGATATAAATTTAGCTAGTCTTGCAGCTAGTTTAACACGTCCGCTGGGAACACCACCTAATGGTACATATTGGTTAGATACATCTTCTACCGCATGGGGAATATTCCAGTGGAATCTAGCAACTAACGGATTTACTAATCAAATTCCTTTGGTAATAACCAATACTGAATATTTAGAGTCAATGTCAACTGTTCCACTTCATACTTACGGAAGTATTGGGCAATACGCTATTACTGCCACAAGTACAAATAATCCTGTTTATTTTAAACGTGGCGGTCCTACCAGCAATCAAACTAATTCCAGCAGTTTAAGTAGTTTATACAATACTTGGGTATTAGTTGGTAGTCCAGAATGGCAAACAGCATGGGCAACAGTACAAGGACAAGCAACTCCTACAAGTTTAACAACTGGCAGCTTTACTATTAATGGTGTAACTATAAGCGTTTCTAATGGTGACAACGTTACTAATGTTAGTAACACAATTAATAACGCAGGTATTACTGGAGTTTATGCTGCCAATATCAGTGGCGCATTAAATTTATACTGTGACAATTCAGCAGGACCTGAATTAGCAGTAACAGGTGCAACAGGCAACGGCACAACTACTACAATAAATTTTGGTACACAAACATCAGCACCTTACGCTGTTGGCAGTACCATAGTAGTTTCAGGAATTTCGTCAAGTGGCGGAAGTGGAAGTTATAATGGCACATTTACTGTTTCAAGTTGTACTACTAGTAGTGTAAGTTTTGCCAATAGCGCCAATAGTGTAACTTATAATAGCGGTGGATTTATAGCGGCAGAAGAAGGTTCAATAACACTATATGGTACAAGTCCTAGTTTTACTGCTTTGGGATTACCAATTGGTACTTATTACGCTCCGGCATTCCAAGCAAGCCCAAGCTATACAGTACCACAATGGGCAGTATATGGTGGACATCCAGAACCAACCGGCTCTGTATGGATGAAAACATCTAATGTTAATTTAGGTACTAACTTAGTAATTAAAAAATTCAATTCTACATTAGGCGTTTATGTACTTCAATCCTGTCCAGTTTACAGTAGTGATGCTACAGCAATTTATGGGCTAGATCCATCAGGCGGTGGCGAAAATATTGCGGCTGGTTCAACTTATGCTCAAAGTGTTCCATACAATGACGGCACAGCTGGTTTGTTGTTATTAGAACGTTATACAACAGGAGCTACTGTAATAGCAGGTTCAAATACTACACAAACATTTGTAAGTGGAAATGCATTTACTATAAGTGCTACACAACCAGGAACTGCAACGCTGACAACAGCAACCGCTACATTGAGTGGAACAACAACCAGTGATTTTATTTCGGCAGTGAGTGCTACAAATATCCCATACGTAAGTGCTACAGTAAATTCTTCTGGAAATATAGTGTTTACTCATAGTCAAGGTGGCGATATAATCTTAACTAACGTAACAGGTACTCCTGTAACAGCAGCCGGATTCACTACAAATACCTCACAGGTACGTCAAAATTATGTGAATACTAATGATTCAGGATTAATTTTATCTAATTGGGTAGGAACACCATTATTTGCTTATACAGCTAGCGCAACTGCGCCGGATCAAGATCCTGCTACAGGTACATATTGGTACTATAGTGATCCTACACAAGTAGATATATTAGTATCCAATAATGGCACTTGGCATGGTTATCAAACAGTAAGTTTAGATTCTAGAGGTTATGATCTTACTATGTGTAATGCTACAGGTCCTATTATAAGCGCAACTGCCCCAACTACTCAAACTGATACGGCTCAAAGTCCGTTGGTTTATGGAGATTTATGGGTCAATACTAGTGACTTAGAAAATTATCCATTGCTATATCGTTGGCAGAGTGTTAACGGTGTTGATCAATGGGTTCAAATTGCCAATACTGATAGCACAACAAGTAATGGAATTATATTCCAAGATGCTCGTTGGGCACCAAATGGAACTACTAATCCAATAACTGATGCACTTCCAACAATTGAAAGTTTGTTAACCAGTAACTATTTAGATCCAGATGCTCCTAATGCTGAATTATATCCAAATGGTATACTGTTATGGAATACACGTCGTTCAGGATTTAATGTTAAATCATACGAAGTAAATGCTTGGAATAATCAAGACTGGCCAACATATGACTGGTCTATTACAACAGCCTATACTATCGGACAATATGTAATGTACAGCGGATCAGTATATGCTTGTATTCAAAATAATACCGACGAAATACCATCCGGCAATCCTACATATTGGAGTATACAGACAGAAACTAATACATGGAACTCCGCAACTGGTCTTAGAATAGACGGCAGTCCTTATATGGGTCGTCAGTCTCAGAGACAGATAATTGTTGAAGCATTAAGAACAGCTATTGATACAAATACACAAATTCGTGAAGAACAAAACGTATATAATTTGATAGCAGTACCTAGTTATCCTGAATTAGGACCAAATATGGTAGAATTAAATAATGAAATTAATAATGTAGCATTTAACATTATTGATACTCCATTACGTTTGACGCCTGATGAAGTAGTAAATTGGTCCACAAATAACAACGGTCTAGGTTTACCATCCGGTGATGGCAATTTAGCAACTGGTGATAGCTATTCTGGCGTATTTTATCCAAGTTGTCAGACTACAGACTTAACTGGAAATTTAGTTGTCACAGCACCAAGTCACATGATGATTCGTACAATTATTCGTAGTGACGAAATAGCCTATCCTTGGTTAGCTCCAGCCGGAACACGTCGTGGATTAGTAGATAATGCCTTACTACTAGGATATATTAATGCTATCACAGGATCATTCCTAACTTTAAGCGTTGGTCAATCTTTGCGTGATGTACTTTATACTCATAGTATAAATCCAATTACATTTATTCCAGGTGTTGGAATTACTAATTTTGGTAATAAGACACTACAGGGTACTGCTTCAGCATTGAATAGAATTAATGTAGCACGTTTGGTAGCCTTTATACGTACTAGACTTCAAACAATTGGTAAACAATATTTGTTTGAACCAAATGATGCTATAACTCGTACAGAAATTAGTAATTCAATTAAGAGTTTAATGGTTGATTTAGTTTCTAAACGTGGTATATATGACTATTTGGTAGTGTGTGATAGTACAAATAATACTCCAACTACTATTGATCAAAACCAGTTATGGGTAGATATTGCTATAGAGCCAGTGAAAGCAGTGGAATTCATTTATATACCATTACGTATAGAAAATACTGGAGCTATTGCGGCACAGGCAGCGGCTTAAAGGAGTTTGGCAAAGTAGAAATATTTTGCCAAAAATATTAACTAAATAATAGTACAACGGAGAGATTAAAACATGGCAACATCATCACTAACTAACTTGACCGTACCCTTAGGGGCCGACGGACAAAGCTCAACAACTCAAGGCTTATTAATGCCTAAGTTGAGTTATCGCTATAGAGTATTTTTTAATAATTTTGGTGTAAGTTCTCCTACTACAGAATTAACTAAACAAGTGATGACATTCGATCGTCCACACGTTCAATTTGACGAAATCAAATTGCCAATCTATAATAGTACTATTAAATTAGCAGGTAAGTATACTTGGAACAATATTAGTTGTGAACTACGTGATGACGCTACTGGAGCGGTAAGTCAATTAGTAGGCGAACAATTACAGAAGCAATTAGATTTCTTGGAGCAAAGTTCTGCTAGCTCAGGTATAGACTACAAATTTACAACTCAATTCCAAGTTCTTGATGGTGGAAATGGAACAAATAATCCTGTTGTATTAGAAGAATGGCAAATTTTAGGTTGTTATTTAAATGATGTTAACTATAACAAAATGGATTATGGTTCTAGTGAAGCTGTAAGAATTACGTTAAGTATCACATTTGATAACGCTATACAAGTTAATTCAGCCGGAGCTACTGTTGGTGTAGGAAGTAAAATCAATCGTACTACAGGTGATGTTGCTACAGGAGCTGGTACAGCTGCAGCTACAGTAGCTGGTACAGCAGTTTAAAATCTTATGTCATATTTTGGGCAGGGTAATAGCTTTCTACAGCCAGCCACTAGTCCACTACTCAAGGACTATACACACGCTGCCAAAACATTTTTAACAAATGGCTACGGACTTGTACCTAGATACAAGTTTTTATTCCATGTGTTTTTCAATATTAATACGGCACAAATACCACAACTTCAAGCAACTTACGGATCAGGATCTGTAGCCACAATAGGTTTAATGGTTAAAAGTATTGATTTACCTAGATTTAAAATTGATACAACAACACTTAACCAATACAATCGCAAACGTGTGGTACAAACAAAAATACATTATGAAC